ATGGCGGGCAAGACGAGAAACAGGAGGACCGGAGGATCCGGAAGCGTGTTCCAGGACTCCAAAGGACGATGGCACTTCCGCAAGGACATGGGAACCGACCCGGCGACCGGACGCAGACGCCCGCCGATCGAAGCCACCGGCATGGTGAAAAGCGAGGCGCGCGCCCGTTTCCAGGCGAAGATAGCGGAATGGGAACGGGACGGAAGACTGCCCAGCAAGGACGGCCCGAAAACCGCGGACTACTTCGAACGGTGGATGGAGGAGCACCGCGCGGCCATCAATCCCACCACATGGCGCAATGAATCCAGCTGGATGCGCACCATGAACGCCATCATCGGCGACATACGCCTCAACCGGCTCACCGCCAACGACATCAACGGAATGTGCAGGAGACTGCGCCGCACACGCAAAAGCAAGACCGTCAACACCTATCTCGCAGTCCTCGGCGCCATGCTCCGAACCGCGAAACGGGACGGACTCATCGCATGCGACCCCATGGAAGACGTCAGACGGATGCCCGAGGACCGGTACGAACGCCCCATCCTCGACGTCGCCGACCCAGCGAAGGTCATCGAGGCCGCGCTCGCCGAGCCCGATCCTGCGGTCGCCGTGTTCGACAGCCCGGACGAGCGTGAGAAGTGGGCACTCATGTTCGAACTCGCCTTCACCACGGGCATGCGGCCGGGGGAGAGGTATGGCCTGATGCCCTACCAGCTGGAACTGCATCATGGGATTCCCGTCATCAACGTGTGCCAGCAGGCCAAGCCGATACCAGCCGGCGCCACGATCCCGGATTGGATGGAAGCCGAGCATCTGGATGGGGCGATCTGGCTGACCAAACCGAAGACCGCCAAAGGCGTGCGGACGGTTCCCATTCCGCAGGGGCTTTGGGACCGGCTTTGGGCGCATATCGTCAAATGGGGCGTGCCATCGCATGGACTGGTGTTCACCAATCTTTACGGCCATCCCATCAGACGGGACAACGAGGAGAAGCGTTGGCGCCGCGCCCTGAAGATGGCGGGACTGCCGTACGTCGACATCTACAGCGCGCGGCACTGGCTCGCCACCGAACTCGCCGCCGCCGGCGCGAGCGACGAGGAGCGCACCGCCATCATGGGCCACACCGACATCCACACCACCAGCGTGTACACGCATTGGAGGGAGCAGCGGCTCGCCGAGACGCTCGAATCGGCCATACCAGACCTCCGCGACGGCGCGAAGCGGTGAAAACCCCCGGCGCTCGCGGCCATGCGGACGCCGGGGCCTTTCTCTACTGCACGCACACGCCGGAATCGTACAGCAGCTGACGGTAATCCTCCAACACCTGGATGGTGACTCCCAATTCCACTGCCATCATCCACGCATCACCGTCGTAGATCTCCTCGGCCATGCCGTAATCCACCGGACTGATCAACGCTAGCGCGGTCTCCCTCCGGCAACGGCGCTCGCATTTGATTCCGTATTGGCTGCCACAGCCGGGGTCGTGGTGTCTGGCGTGGATGAGCTCGTGACACAATGTGCAGCGGCGTTGGCGTTGGTTGAGCCAGTCGGCCAGCAGGATGAGCCTGTGCCGGTCGTCGTACAGGCCGCATATGTCGCGTGGGAGGTCGCGCGATACGATTGACAGTCCCATGGATTCCGCGCTCCGATGAAGGTCCGCAACGGTCTTGTTATCCACATTCCTCTCTTCCGAAAGTATTGTTTTTCGAGAAGTACTTTTTCGCTGTTTGTCAAGTTCTGTTTGACAGTTGGAGTGTCGTATGTGATATTTGAATCAGCTCATCTACCAAGTTGTAGAAGGAGTCTCCGGGGTCGCTGCGGCGGCCCTTGCTTTTTATTGAATGCAATTCCCGTCCAGGCTTGACTGACGGCATGATGAACGCGTTCTTCGTGGCTTCCTCTGTTTCGATGCCCTCTTTGAGGTCGCGTACTTTTGCGGCGACCTGGTTAAGGCTTTCTTCAAACTCCATTGTTGTTCTCCCTTCCTATCTGGTTTTAAAGGAATCTTCGATTTTGATGCGGTCGGCCCACTTATCGATGTTGATATCTTCGCGAGATGTCTCAAAATCGCTTATAACTTCTGGGTCTTTGCTGAGTTCATCAGCGTCGGTGATGATTTGCGATAGCGGCATCTTCAAAGCGTCCGCAATCCGATGCAGCTGCTCGTAATCGGCAACGGTGTTTAAATCAAATATTTTACGAAGCGTGCTGTATGGCACACCTGACTTCGCGGCCAACGCTGGGCCTTTGATCTCTCGCGTTGCCATTGCTCTCTTGATTGCTATCGATAGCGCCTTTGATTCGATAGTTGGGATTTTCTTTCCTGTTGCCATAAACGCAACTTTAGACCCAATTGGGATATAGATAACTCATATAGGACACGCCGAGGTTGACATGAGTCATATGCAATATAACATATCCCATATGGGAACAAATAAGCTCAATTCGCAATATCTGGGAAAAGCTATGAAGTCTGCGATTAAGCAAGCTGGATTCACGCAGGACGAGGCTGGAATCAAAGCTGGCATCCCTCGCAACAGTCTCAACCGCAAACTCAATGGCGGGACGTTCAACTTCGACGAGCTTGTCCGTATCAGTCAAGTCACCGGACGCAAGCTCTCCGACATCATCAAAGACGCCGAAGCGCTCGCCGCCGGGAAGGAGGATCAATGAACACGTCGTTCGACATCACCGACATCGACTGCACACCAGGGGAACTCGAAGACGCTCTGGGCGTGAGCGGGAGAACGCTCTTCGACCCCACGGAGCATCCGATCCATGTGGACATATGGGACGGCAAGGCATACGTGACCTTGACTGAAATGATCGAGCTCGAAGGCGACGCACTGCGCCGCTTCCTGGCTATCGTCTTTCCGGCATCGCCATCGGCAGGCCCATACGTTCCGTCGCCTGCGGGGAATCGAGCCAACTGATGATGACATTATCCGCTCGCCCAAGAACGGCGGCGACGAACTCGAACTTGCGCGACGACCCCTTTGCCATGTCGCCCAACACAACCGGTTCGCACCCATCGGCCTCCAAGCGCACGTCATACGCGTCGAACGTGTTGCGGTTCCTGATCACGAACATGACGTTGTTCGGGCTCGGACTTGGATGCTCGATGACCCAGTCCGGAACGGACACCTTGCGTTCCAATAGATTGACCTGCCTATGCAGCGAATCCGAAGAGTCTCGCATGGCGTCCAGTTGCTCCGAGAACAGCGAGAGACGTCTTTCGAACCTTTCCGTATCGGTCTTCCCACTATTCGCGGCCCTTCTCCCGGTGATGACCCAACCGACGACGGATACGCCGATAGTCACCGCCCATCCAGCGATGGTCACCCATAACCCATTCATCGATTCTTCTCCTATCTGGTCCGCGTGGCGACCGGTAATCGCCGTGCTGCTTGCAACCAGTGTAGGGGAACCGTCGGGCGGCCGCTTCTCCGCCGCCCGGCACCATACCCACAACCAACAATCCGAAGCGCTCACCGACGGAAGCAATCGAAGAACAGAATCAGGCGCTCGCCGACGAATGAATCGAAAGGAGAATCCGAGATGAGCATCAACATTCCGGCCGAGACGGTGGACGAATCCATGAACCCGATTTCCGTTGAGGAATTCGAACGCCTGCACCCGGCGATGCTTGGCGCGATAAGGAAAGCCGTCCGCGAGGAGCTGGCCGCCTGTAAGGAACTGCCGGTGTCCGACCATCCGCAGGACATGCTGCTGGGCGGTTCCGAGGATTGGCACCCGCGATTCAAGGTCACCCCGGCGTTCGGTGACGGAAGGTTCCTACTGACCATTCAGCTCGGCACATCGTACGGGTTGAGCTTCCACTGCGATGCGCATGATCTGCTCAACCTCGTGAATCTCGTGTCCGCGCAGGCTCTGAAGGAAAAATCATGATTGCGAATCTGGCTTTCGGACTATGCATCTGCTCACTGGTCGTCATTTCCATCCTGATCGGCATGAGCATCCTGCTCGATGTGTTGCTCTGCGCTGGCGGGGAAGTGGCTGAATTGCTTCTGATGCCGTTCTTCACGGTTGCATGTGGCTTCCTGTTCTTCGGGTGGCCAATGGCTTACGGGCATGGAGGAATTGTGAGGAGCATCATTCTGATGGCCATTACTGCTGTGACCGACATCGTGGCAGTGGTCGAACTGATTTTGTCGGTCATCGATTCCGTCGCAGGAACGAGATCGCATTCCGCTTCAATCGGGAAAGCCTATGTGCAAGTCGGGTCTCGCGGAAATGCGTCAGCCGATACAAGGTCAGATTCATGCCGCGATCATGCTCCGGCTCCGGCAGGGGCTTCCAAGGCTGACGGTCGATCTTCCCCTGTACGCGGATGCGACGGTACACACGCCTGCCCAGACGCGTTGGCTGGAGCGTCCAGTGGATCACGAGAGCCACGTCATCGGAATCCATCCATACCGCAACCAGAACCGTCTCGCCGGGAGCGACGACATGAACGTTCGGTGGTTCCACGGTGGTGCGGTTGATTCCGTTGTCCTGGACGGTAACGATTGCAGCTTCTCCACCATCAACAGTGAACGACACGTTGAATCCATCGCCGTCCCCGTCGTTGAGAACGCTGAAAAGCCTATCCGGGGTACCACGGCCGTTATGGGGCGTCCACGATTCCAATCCATGCATGAGCATGCCCTGCACGACATTGTCATAGTCAACGACGAACCATCCTGCCTGCCGCCGGTTGCGGTGCGGCCACCACACGCTCACGACAGCGGATACGACGGCGATGACCGCCGACGCCCAAGTCGCCCAATCGCCAATTCCAACGGAAGAAAACATGAGAACGATTCTAAGGAGAATCCAATGAACAATGAAATCCAGAAGTTCGATTTCAAGGGCGCGGCATTGCGCACCCTGACCGACGAGGCGGGGGAGCCGTGGTTCGTACTCAAGGATTGCATGAACATCCTTGACCTCGGTAATCCAACCGAGACTGTCAAAATGTTTGATGAGGACGAGTTCAGTACTGCTGAAGTCATCGATTCGATTGGCCGTCGGCAGCAGGCGTACGTCATCAGTGAGCCTGGCCTGTATCGTCTGGTCATGCGCTCGCGGAAGCCGGAGGCGAAGGAGTTCCAGCGTTGGGTGACGCATGAGGTGCTGCCCCAGATTCGCAAGACTGGCGGCTACATCCCGACGTCCGAGTCGGATTCGGATGAGGACATCATGGCCAGAGCCGTGCTCGTCGCGCAGAAGACCATCAAACAAAAGAACCAGCAGATCGCCGAACAGCAGACGCGCATCGTGGAACTGGAGCCGAAAGCTCGGTTCGCTGACGCCGTGGCCGCGTCCGACGGCACGTGCCTGGTCGGCGAGCTCGCGAAGATGCTCCGGCAGAACGGGATGGACATCGGCCAGAACAGACTGTTCCGTCTTCTGCAGGCTGACGGGTATCTCGGCAAGTCCGGTTCGAATCGCAACGTGCCGACACAGCGTGCGATGGACTTGGGATTGTTCCGCATCAAGGAGACCACCGTCACCCATGCGGACGGGCACACCACGGTCAGCCGCACTCCGAAGGTCACGGGCAAGGGGCAGCGATATTTCATCGACCGGTACTGGGGTCGCGCTCAGCCGTCGTTGGAAGCGGGTGCGTGATGATTGTTGCAACCAAGCCAAGCGCTCTTAGCGTGGTGGCGTCCATCATCTGCGCGATATCCGGAATCTGGATGTTTGCCTGTGGACTCAAATCTCTGAATCAATTCCAGATTCTTCTTGGCTGCTCCCTTCTGCTCAACGGATTGCAGATTGGCGCTAGATGGGTGATGCTGCGGGAACTGAACAGGAACTACCTGCTCATGCGCCGATCTGGGCTATGTACGGAACCGCCGCGAGGGCAAGAGCGGGAATCTGAACGATGAAATCAGCGAACATCCCACCCATGTATTTCTCCTTGATCTTCTGCCAGCGGGATTGGTCCTTGGCGTGCGATTCGGCGATGTACAAGGCTCCAAGCAGACGCTGCATGGCGTCATTGAGCTCGAACGAGCCGCAGCTCTCCCAATCGTTGACGCATCGGCGAACCTCGGTCGTGAGATTAAGCACATACGACTTCAACGCCGCCGGCATGCTCACATCCTCTTTCAGGCACTGCTCGATTTCAGAAAGGAAGCCGGAGATGTTCTCCCTGTCCCTGTCCTCCATCCGCACATCCAGCTCTACCCACCTGTCGGCGATGGTCTGCAAAGCCAGAACCGCCGCGGCATCCAACCTATCGGTCGCACCGGCCAACGTGCTGAAGTTCCGACGATGTCCGTCCATGGCATCGTCGGAGAATGATTCCCACAAGGCTTTCCAAATACCGGGCATCTGTGATTTCGCCATGTCGAGACGTTTCACGCCACGGGCGATCAGCGTATCAAGTGTTCTTTCGGTGCTGCACATGGCCGTGTATGCGGGCAGCACGTCCTTCCGGAATCCGTCGGGCTGCTGCTCGACCTCAAAAAACTGCAGTAGGTATTCGGCTGCATTCGACATTGATTCTTCTCCTAACCGTTCGGCCCGCACGTCGCAAATGCGGGATGACACCGATTTTAGGAGAGGGCCGGGCGGTTCTCCTAACGCCGCCCGGCATCACACACGCAAAGGAGGCGCGTGATGGTCTTGCAGAACGAGCTCAAGGATGCGAGCCGTATCCCGTTGAAGGACAGGCTCGCATGGACCATCCCGCAGGCCGCGAGCCTGTACGGGATCGACTACGACGGTCTGCGACAGGCTGTCAACCAGGGCGACATAGACACGTTTCGTCCGCCAAGCAAACGAGGAACGCCTTCCCGCCGTCACATCAGACGCGAGGAGATGGACCGATACGTCAAATCGTTGGAGGAGTAAGCATGAACGACATTCGCAAGGAGCTGTGATGACACTCAGGAGAATCGACGCGGAAACGCTGCTGACACCACCCGCACCGCCGAGGGACACGGTGATCATGTTCGGCTTGACCGGCTACGCGATTCGCGTCACGGGCAAGGGCGCCAGCCTCATGGAGCTCGACGTCGACGGAAGCCACGAGCTGGCGAGCATCGGAAAAGACCAGGCAAGGACATTCATTCAAAGCATCGGAGGCGCAAGATGACCGACAACGACTATCGCATCGAGGACGGGTCCGAAAAGGGGCGGCCGAACTACACGCTGCGTCGTGTGAAGTTCACGGCCGCCGTGGTCGGCCTGGTCGTGAGCGTGACGCTCATGCTCACCTGGCATGGCGGCGGCCTGACGGGCGCGCTTGTGGTTGAGGGCGTGTATCTGGCCACGGCCCTGTGGCTGACGGTCAGGTTCGCTCCACGCGATGACGCGGATGGCGTCTGACCGTATCCGCCGGCGTACAAGGACGCGGACGGATGGCGGAGGCGTGTGTCCTTTCATCTCACATTGCATTTCACGCATTCACTCTCACGTCTTCCGCCGTCACGCCGTCCGCTGCGGGTTCGAATCCCGCCGCCGGCGCTTGGCCGGACCGTCAACGCCGCCCGCATCCCCGTTTCGTTCAGCTTTCCTGGGGTGTGGGAACGATGGGCGCGATTATTCACTGTCATGGCGCCCAGCGGTCCGGCTCATATCAATCAATCTCGTATCAATCAATCAAGGTCAAGGGAGGAACCGATGAAGGAGATTCTGCCGCATTGGCGTTTTGGTCCGAACTCTCCGGTCAAGGACGTCGACGAGAAGCGGATGACGCGTGGCGACAGGGCCGTGGCGGAGGCGTGCCGTCGGGCGATGGAGAGCGAGACGTGGAAGGAGCTGGTGATCCTCGAATCGTTGGGCGTGCGCTTCACCGAACTGGTGGGCCGGTTCGTGTCCGAGGTCGCGTCTCCCGTGTTGGAGGTGATGCCTGACGACGCTTTCCATCAGGGAGCGGCCGCGCAGTTGACGCACATGGTGAAGACCAGGGATGGTGGCGAGACCATCCGCATCATCAAGACTCTCGCCGTGAAAGGTAGGTTCTGATGGCTGGTGAGACGATCATCGCGGTGGTGGGCAATCTGACCGCGGATCCTGAGTTGAGGTCGACGAAGAACGGCAGGAGCGTGGCTGGTTTCACGATCGCGTCCACTCCTCGCACGTTCGACCGGCAGTCGCAGCAGTGGGTTGACGGGGACGCGTTGTTCCTCCGCTGCACGGTGTGGGGTGATCTCGCGGAGCATTGCGCCAATAGTCTCGCGAAGGGCATGCGTGTGGTCGCCCAGGGCAGGCTTACGCAGCATTCGTGGGAGGACGAGCAGCATCAGAAGCGTTCCTCCGTGGAATTGCAGGTGGATGAGATCGGCCCTTCCCTGCGGTATGCGACGGCGCAGGTGGCCAAGGCGCAGCGGGGTACGGCTGGAGCGTATGGGAATCCGTACTCCGCTCCGGCCGGCTATACGGGCGGGGCGGCCGCTGCGTTGCCTCCGTCGGACCCGTGGGGCGCCGACCAGGCCACGTCTTCCTCGTCGTTCGGCTCGTTCGGACAGTCTGCCGAACCGGAATTTTAGAAAACCAAAGGATGAATCATGGGCATCACGATAGAGAATCTGCAGGTCGACGACCTGCACGCCAATCCAAACAATCCACGCAAGCAGGTCGGCGACATCGACGAACTGGCGTCGAGCATCCGAAGCCAGGGCATCAAACAGCCTTTGCTGGTCACGCCGACAGGCGAGACGGACATCTACGGACACAAACAGTACCGCGTCGTCATCGGCCACCGCAGGCTCGCCGCGGCCAGACAGTCGGGACTCTCGACCGTGCCCGCGATCGTCGAGGAGATGAACGCGCGCCGCGAACGCGAGATCATGCTCGTGGAGAACACGCAACGCTCCGACCTGACTCCAGTGGAGGAGGCCGACGGCTACCAGGGACTCCTCGACCTGGGCATGGGCGTCAAGGAGATGGCCGAGAAGACGGGACGCAGCGACCGTTTCGTCCGCAGACGGTTGAAGATAGCCAGAATCCCGCAGGAGACGCGCGACATGTCCTCCGACTTCAGCCAACTGTCGCTCGACCAGTTGGACAAGCTCGCCGAATTCGAATCCGACCCCGACATGCAACGCGAGCTCGCACGGTCCACAGACTTCGAATGGACGTACCGAAGGCTCGTCAGCGAACGCGACAAGACGAAATGGTGCGGTGAGGCCGACAAGGCGCTCGCGAAGGCCGGCGTCAGGGTCGAGTCCTTCCCGGACGGGAAGAACTATTGGACGTTCGAACCGCGCGGCTACAGGCGGCATAACATCATTTCCTCCACTCGGGATCCGTTCTGGAAGCAGTTCACGAGCGAGGACGGGTGGCCGGAATTCTGCGTCTTCAAGGACGACGGCGACTACTGCCTGTACGAGCCGATCCCACTCGACCAGATCGAAAGGGAGGAGAACGCGAAAACCGAACGCCAGGCCATCATGGCACGGGGGAAGGAACTCGACCGCAAGGCCAGGGGCTTCGAGGCGATCGCGAGGGACACGCGTTTCGCGTGGCTGAAAACCAACCTCCACACGCTCACCCGCGAACAGACAGTGGCGGGAATCTGCGAACTCGCGGTCGCTGAGACGGTCGGCTGGCATTCGATGTTCGTGAGCCGGCCAATCCATGGCGAGGGTGTCGTGGAGGCGCTCATCGGTTTTGGATGGAATCTGCCGATCATCGGGCATGACGACGACCACTGGTCGTTGGAATGCAAGGAGAACCTCGACCAGATCCGCATGGTGTTGAGGGACAGGCCGCTGCGGATCCTCGACGTGCTGGCCGCACGACAGGAGGACAACGCCGGCTGGCGTGCGTGGCGCACGATGCGCGGCGTTGATGAGATGCGCGTCTGGTACGGCGCATTGGAACTCCTCGGATACCAGCCCAGCGCGGAGGAACGCGAGGCGCTCAAGGGCGCGATGGCCGAAAAGGAGCAGGAATCATGAGCATGAAAGCATTGGAGTGGGCCATGTACGACGTGCCCGCCGAAATGACCAAAGGATCGCTTCTCCGCATCCTCCTCGCGCTCGCCGACCATGCCGACACCGAAGGAAACGGCGCGTTCCCATCCCAGAAACGCCTATGCGCGCTCACCGGGTACAGCCGCCGCACTATCCAGCACGGACTCCACGACCTGGAGGCATCCGGACTGATTGTCAAAGGCGACCAGAGACTCACCGAACACTACGGACGTCACCGCCCGATCGTATGGAACCTCACCATGGAGGATTTCAGGGGCGTAAAAACTGCGCCCCTGAAAAAGAACGAATCCGAGGCGCAGCATACTACGCCTCAAAACAGCCAAGAGGCGCAATTAGGGGCGCAAAAAACAGCCGTTAGAGGCGCAATTAGGGGCGCAATACCACTACGCCCAAACCTATATAAGGAAGAACCATATATAGAACCTAGAGAGAGTAACGCGCGCGCGAGAAAACCAATCCCAATACCAGCCGACTGGAAACCCTCTGAGGAACACCGGGCGCTCGCCGACCGGCTCGGCATCGACTGCGACATCGAAGCCGACAAATTCCGCGACAGGGCCCTCGACTCGGGAGCACGCTCGGCCGACTGGAACGCGAAATACCGCAACTGGCTCGTCAAAGGCAAGGAACGCGGATTCGCCACGCCAAAGGATTCCAACGCTCGCCGACGGTTCACGTGGGGCAGCGAAGAGGTCAAACGGGTGCTCGGCCCGATAACCTGCGAAGACACGGACACGTACATAGAGCTCGCATGCAAGGTCGCGGACCTGCTCAACCAGGGCTTGGACCCGGACATGCTGCGCCGTCAGCTCGCAAACGTGCCCGACAACGTATTGGCCGAACAATTGTTCGAACAGGAGACGGCGGCATGAACGACATGAACATCGCACACATGGCCGCCATCCTCACATCGGCAATCCAGGCCGCCGACCGATTGGAACTCGACGCGCTCAAAAGCCCGGCGCTCGCCGATATGGGCCTTGACTGCGTCCGCGATATCAAACGCGACTGCTCGACCTGCATCAACCTGCTCGACCAGCTCGGAAGGGAGCGACGATGAGCGACCGGCAATTCCAGGAATCAAAACGCATCGCCTTGCAACGTCAGGGCTGGCATTGCCTGCGCTGCGGGACGAACATCCACGACCCGTCACTATGGCCTGGACGCAGTGGCCATCACCGGCAGTTGCGCCGTCGTGCCGATCCCGCCGTGCGTGACCTGCCGTGCAACATCGTCGAACTGTGCGGTTCCGGCACGACCGGCTGTCATGGTTGGGCGCACGCGCATCCGGCCGAGGCGGAACGGTTCGGCTACATCATCCCGAGCTGGCGGGATCCGCTCAGCGTGCCGATACGCGACTGGAACGGCGACTGGTGGTGGCTGCTGGATGACGGCGCGGCACAACGGCTCACGCAAATCGAAATCATCGAATGGCAAAACGATTGGAAGGAACAATCATGAGGAAACAAGACAAAGACCTGAACGTGAAGCCGGAGGCGCTGCTCTGGCTCGATTTCGAAACGACCGGTACGGACAGGGATGGCAGTCTGCCGTTGGAGGTCGGCATGGAATGCACCGACGTGCTGGGCGAACATTCGTATGGATCCCTGCATCGCATCATCAGACCGGACTATCTCGACCTGTTGGACATGAGCCCGATAGTGTTCTCCATGCACACGGACAACGGCCTCCTGTTCGAACTGTTGAACGGTTCCGCCGGGAACGACTGCGTGGGAGCGGTCGCGAACGCCGTGGAGGAGTATCTCGAATCCCTGTCGCAACGCTTCACCTTGGTTCCGGCCGGAACGAACGTGGACTTCGACATCGACTTCCTGAAACGTCTCGACCTGAACCCGGACAGGTGGCTGTCCTACCGCAAGTTCGACCTGACCACGCTCCGCCGCTACCTCACGTTCCTGGACTGCCCCGAAGACCCATACAAGACGCATGCCGGCACGCACAGGGTGCGCGACTGCATCCGACGCGACATCAACGACTACATCCGATACCGCAAACTCCTGAAGGGAGCATGGTGATGACAACGAAGGGAAAAACCACGAAGACCGTATCCAAGGAGACACGACCGCGCAAATGGCGCAAACCAGTGCCATGCCCGACCTGCGGCAGCCGAAACATCAGATTCGACCCGTTTGCCCGGGCCGTCAACCGGAAAACATCCGCCATACGACAGTTCTGGGCATGCTCCTGCCAACACCACCACGCCATCCTCATCATCACCAGCCACACCGACCTCAAGGAAGCCACACGCGCATGGAACAAGGAAGCCACCAGACAAGGAAGGAAACACTCGAAATGAGAAAACGCAAACCACTCGCGCTCGCCGGCATCGGCCTGACCGCCATCGCCATGTTCCTGCTCACACCGGTATTCCTCCTCGCGCTCGCGGGATGCGGGAGCACGCCTCACGAGCCGAAGGATTCGACCACGGAATCCGCCACCCGGTCGCAGTGCAGCTCAGACTCCAGCAAATTCCAGACGTGCACGGTCACGATGCCGGACACGAGGCGCGTCACCTGCGTCTTCTACACGTCGAACCGGGCCATGTCCTGCGACTGGGCGCACGCTGACGGCGCGGACAAGGTGGAGGACTGATCATGGCCGTCACGAAACGCAAGGCGGAGATGGTCGTCACGTGGCACGAGCGCGGCGTCGACATCGAGACAACATGCAGGATGCTCGGCGTCACCCCGCAGGAGGCGAGCGCGATCATCCGTCAGCACGCCGCGGAGCGGGAGCGTCGGGAGTGGGCGGAGCGCATGCGCCCGAAATTCATCGAACCGCCCATGTTCTAGGCGCCTTTATACGCCAGTATACGTCTGCAGAAGGAGCGTAAAAATGGATCGGAACTGCCAGAACTGCGATAAGCGGGTCGAGGAGCCATGGACGTTGTGCAAGGCGTGCCGGCGCGGGTACGCGCGGCTCCTGCACCGGCTGCGCGTCAACCTGTACCGGCTCCAGTCGGTCGCGCGCCGAGAATACAGGCTCTCGGAGCCTGGTAACGGAGGCAGGCCACAGGGAGGCGACGCGCCCGCACCCGTCGACCTGCACGCCGTCGACCTGCTCGACCAGACCGAGCAGGCCATCGAACAGGCATGCGCGGACGCGGGAACATGGCTCGGCAGGTGGCAATGGCTCGCAAAACGAGCGCCAGTCATCCTGCCCCTCCTGTGCAGGGCGTCGAACGCCGGATGGCACATGCGGCGCCTCACCCGGGCATGCGAGCGAATCGAACGGATCGTCGACCGCATGCCGCGCTCGCGTAGGATCGTCGGCATGTGCCCCGAATGCGGACGCGAAGTCCTCGCCGCGAAAGGCGAGACGCTGAGGCTCTGCAAATGCGGCAACCCCGTCAACGTGACCGAGCTGCGAGAGCAAAGCCGAGCCAAGGCCGAAGCCATACACCTCACCAAAACCCCGGCAGGCATGAGCCAATGGCTCAGGGAAAACTACGGGTACGAGGTCAGCCGCAAGCAGGTCAGCAACTGGCTCAACCGAGGCAAACTACCCAGCTCGAGACCGGTGGAAGGCTATCCCGGCTACTGGGAGTTCAACATTCGCGAGATTCTGGCGATGGCGATGGGCTCGAGCACCCGTCCGGCTTGACACAATATCCAAACCGCCTGAAGAAATAAAACCCAAACGAGGGTAGGTGAATCCACCCTGTGGTATACTCCGTATCAGGATTAGTGTGAAAGCCCCAGGAGATGCGCTCTTCTGGGGCTTTCGCATATCCGCCTATGCGCGTAGCTCAACGGGTAGAGCGGCGGCTCATACATGCGGGGAGGCCACATGAGCAAGCGGCGCAACGAGCGTGTCAGCAACGGCTGGCGGCGCAGGCAGATCAGGGCAAGAGTGCTGGCCGCATACGATGTGTGCGCCATCTGCGGCAAGCCCGTCGACAAGACGGTGAAGACGCCGCATCCGATGAGTGCCGAGGTGGATGAGCTCATACCGGTCTCACGCGGTGGCGATCCGTACAGCTTCACTAACTGCAGGCTCACGCACCGCAAATGCAACAGGATGAAGAGCGACAAGACCGACGAACACGCACGAGCGCTGCTTGCCGGCAAACAGGATATCAAATCAAGCTCGATGCCGTTCAAAACGTTCGGCATCTGACCCGGATGCCAGGGCAGGGGCCCCGGGTGTGCCACCCTGCGGCAACCTCGGGTGCAGTGCCGATATCCCTCCCGGAATACAAACGTCGGAAACAGGGGAAACGTCGAAAGGTCGGAAAGCGATGGAAGGGTCGATGAAGTGCGAGCTGTGCGGCAACGAATTCCGGCCTTCCGGCTACGGGCGGCCGCAACGCTACTGCTCCAAGTCCTGCCGCCAGAAGGCCGATTATCGTCGGAAAAAGAACAGGCCCGCACAGGCCGCGAAGCCGAAGCCAACGGCGAAGGCCGCGCCCACGAAGCATGAGCCAGAACCCGACCTCGACCAGCGGAGCTTCGAGCGGATGATGGACGGCTCCCATGAGGACACGCTCCGCGAAATCGTCGGCAGACTGCGCGAGGCTCTGCATGACCCGTCGACGCCGGCCAACGCGTTGCCGTCGATCAGCAGCAAACTCGCCGAATTCGACGAACGGATGCGCATGGCCGAGGAATCCGGCAGCCTGTTCGATGCGAATGATGACGTGACGGAGGTGGCGGAGGATGTCGGAGCGTCGATTGTCTGAGATCGCCCAACGGCTCGTGAATCCGGAAGACGTCACGTCGAGCGACTTCAACCTGATCAACAACGCGGCGTCCAAGGCCGGAATCCACTACGACCTGTGGCAGAAGGGCTTCCTCTACCTGCTGTTCGCCAAACGCGCGGACGGCAAATACGCCTGTGGCTCCGGTGGAGCGGTACTGTCCAGCTGCAGGCAGATCGGCAAGACGTTCACGGTCGGCACCGCGATGTTCATCCTGTGCGCCGGACGCGCCGGGACATTGGTCATCTGGACCGCGCACCACACGCGCACCTCCGACGAGACGTTCGCCGACATGTGCGACCTGACACGCAATCCGAAACTGTCCAGGTACGTGCTGAACGTGCGTCGAGCGAACGGCCAGCAGGAGATCCGTTTCACCAACGGCAGCCGCATCATGTTCGGCGCTCGCGAGAACGGTTTCGGCCGAGGCCTGCACTCCGCAGACATCGAGGTGTTCGACGAGGCTCAGATCCTCACCATCAAGGCTTTGGACAACCTGATTCCGATCGTGAACACGAGTCCGAACCCGTTGATCGTGTTCATGGGCAATCCACCGAAGCCAGGCGACCAGTGTGAGGCGTTCGAGGAGAAACGTTCCACCGCGTTGTCCGGCAAGTCGGACGACATGCTCTACGTGGAGCTCGGCGCGGACCGCGACTGCGATCCGGACGACAGGAGCGCGTGGGCGAAAGCGAACCCGTCGTATCCGAAACGCACCAGCGAGCAGGCGATACTGCGCATGCGCAATCTCCTCGCCGAGGATTCGTTCCGCCGTGAGGCGCTCGGCATCTGGGATGAGACCGTCACCGCGTACGCCATCAGCCCCGACCTGTGGAAGGCCGCGGCCATCGACGAAGTGCCCGAAGGCGGCACGGTGAGCTTCGGCCTCGACATGCCGCCCGACAGGAGCGTGCTGACCATCGGCGCCGTATTGCGGTACGAGGACGGGTCGGCCGTCATCCAGATGGCGAACATCAAGGACGCGCGGCAGGCGGGAACCATGTGGGCCGTGGACTGGCTCGCCGAACGCTGGCACAAGACCGCAAGCGTGGTCATCGACGCGCAGTCGCCCGCCATGAGCCTGCTGCCCGACCTGAAGGCCGCGCACGTGAAGGTCACGGTCACGAACATGCAGGAGATGGGCCGCGCATGCGGACGGTTCCTCGACATGCTCAAGGCCGGAACGCTCAGGCATCCGCGTGACGAATACCAGCCGCAACTGGCCGCCGCCGTCAAGGGTGCGACCACGCGCCCATTGGGGCAGTCCGGCGCGATCGCCTGGAACAAGCTCGGCTCGGATATCGACATAACGCCGCTCGTATCCACCACATTGGCGCTCTACGGCGCGTTCACCACGAAGCGGCATCCCGGAAGGCGACAGGAGGTGATGGTCTGATGGTGTTCTACATGGCCGACGGCACCACAATCAGCACAGCGCCGAAATTCACCGGCAGCAGCTACCTCGACACAGCGAGCGGCAACGTCGGAACCATCCTCGGCGTCGACGACGAGGACATGCCCATCATCCACGAACTGCTGCGCGTCTGGCGGGAGAAATACCCGCGCAACCTGATCCGCGGAGCCTACTACGACTGCAAGGAACGGTTCAAGGACTTCGGCATCTCCATCCCCGACCAGATCAAGAACAAGGTCGAGGCGATGATCGGATGGCCCGAACTCGCCGTCCGATCGTTGAGCGACCTGAGCGATCTGGAAGGATTCAGCATCTCCGGCGACGACACGATGGGCATCAACGACCTGTTCGAGGACAACCAGCTGGACGTCACCGCATCCGAACTGATCGTATCCTCATACAAGCACTCATGCAGCTTCCTGACCATCGCCGCAGACCCGGAGGATCCGGAACGAATCAGCATGATCCCCCGTTCCGCCGACTGGTCCGCGGGAATCTGGGACAGGCGCAACCACCGCATGGCCGCCGCGCTGACCATCACCGAGGACGACAAGGACGGACGGATCTGCTCGTTCAACGTATGGCTCCCCGGCAAGGTCTACGAATGCTCAGGGCGCCCACTGCCATGGCGCGCGGAGAAAATCGAAACGAACTTCGACCAGCCGACAGTCGTCGCGCTCGCCTACGACAGGCAGATGGACCGCCCGTTCGGCCACAGCCGCATCAGCCGTTCGCTCATGAGCCTCGTGGACGCCGGATTCCGCACAATGGTCCGCATGGAGGCGTCGGCCGAATTCTATTCCGTGCCCAAGCTCTGGTTCATCGGCGCGAACAAGGACGCGTTCAGCAGCAACACGTGGACGAGCCTCATCCAGGCGATCAACGCGATCAGCGCCGACGAGGACGGCAACCTGCCACAACTGCAGCAGGTGCAGCAGGCGTCCATGGCACCCCATTCGGACATGCTCAAGACCATGGCCATGCTCGTCGCCTCGCAGACGCGCGTGCCGGTCGACTACCTGGGCATCACACTGGACAATCCGACCAGCGCCGAGGCGATGGCATCCGCGGAACGACGCCTGACCCGCATCGCCGACAAGCAGAACGTGGACTTCGGACGCGAACTCAAACGTGCCATGGGCATCGCCGTGGCACTGCGCGAAGGCACGAACTCGATACCTGACTCCATGCGCGACGTGCACCCGGTATGGGCCCCCACGAAGGAGATCTCCGACGCGGCGCGCGCCGACGCGTTCACGAAGATCGCGGACAAGGTCACCGGCTACGCCGACTCCGACGTCGGACTCGAACGACTCGGCCTGAGCCGTGAGGAAATCATCCGCTTACGCGCCGACCAGCAACGCCAGCGCGCTAAGGAACAGATCGATCAGCTAAAGGCTCGCCTGGCATCGGCCGGCGGCGAGGAGGTTCAGGATGGAACTCAACAGCCTGAACATACCGGAGACGAACAGGAGAGATCTTCAACGGCTGCTTGATCAAGCCTATGCGGGATACGTCGCCGACCTTGATGCATTGGCAGACGAAGCGGCTGACGCTATCGAGGCGCAGTACCGCTCCAACCCGTTGTTCGTGCGCGATGTGGTCGAGGACTACTCGAGACAGTCCGCGCAGCTGGCTGACGATTATTTCAGCCAGCTACGCGCTATATGGGCCGAGCAGTCAGGAGTGGATCTGCCGGAGTTCGAACACCCGGATTTGCTTGATCCAAGCGAGGTCCTCTACCGCATGAACGGCGGTTTCTCCGGAACTGACTGGAATGGTCTCAACTACTCCGACCTCGTCGCCGGACGCAGCAATGCCGGATTGAGCGTGGACAGTCTGTGGCCGGAGTTGAAGACCATCGATGACTGGCAGCAGCTCATTGGTGACATGGTCAGCACATCCGCCAGGCTTATGACCATGCGTGACATGCGTGCCGACCCCACAAAACCAAAATGGGCGCGCGTGCCACGAGGCAGCGATCCATGCGCGTTCTGCGTCATGCTCGCCACCCGTGGCTTCGAATACCTCAGTGAAGAGACGGCCGACTTCGGCCCCACCTTCCACAATGGCCACTGTCACTGTGATGTCATCAGCAGCTGGGGAAGGCAGAAGCTCAAAGGCTTCGACCCCGACGGCATGAGTGAACGCTGGGAACAATGCAAGACGGCCATCGAGCATCGTCTTACCCACGACGAATACCTGAGAACCCGCAGTTCGCCGGACCAGAAGTTCGGCAACTGGAAACGCAATCAGATACTCGCCGAGATGCGCTGGCGCGACCGAGAATGGCTCCACAGCGGCGCAGAGCCACCGATCAGCTTCCCAAGTGATGGGATGCGTGAGGAAACCGAGAAGGCAAGACCGCAGGAGATACGAACGGCCCAGAGACTGCGCAGACATGGAATCGTCCCGGCCTTTCAGATCGACCATCGTGAAGCGAAGGATCCAGACACTGGGCGTATGCTCCTGATCGGCTTGTCTGATTTGGAAGGCGGCATCGAGCTCAAGACGCCTCAATCAGCAGACAAATTCCGCACTATCGACGGATATATGGGCAGCGCGTCAAAAAAGCCGGATTGCAGACGGCTGATCATCGACAATTCCGAAAACGACAACATGAGCGATGAGGAACTCATCGGAAACATCATGAAAAGCCATCGTTTCAAGAATGGGATCGTATACATCCTGAACAAAAAAGGACAGTTGCTGAGAATCAAGTAAGCGCCGCTGAAACTACCAAAAAGGGCGGTAACAAGGGCGCTTACGTATCCATTCTATCACCTTTTGGTGGATTGCCGGAGCAGACGAACGGACCCGACTGTAAATCGGGCGCTTTTTGCCACGCGGGTGCGAATCCCGCATCCACCACTCAACCGGCCCTCCGGCCGGCGGCGACCATGCGCCGCATCGCATGGGAGGACCATACAGCGCACCGTGGCGCGGTCGAACTCGAATCCACGGGAAACAGCAAGAAGGAGCACAGCATGTTCAACATATCCCGATTCCCGGCCCGTATCCGTCTCATCGACGGCGGCGACGGCGAAGGCGGTTCCGGCGAAGGCAACGAACCCGAACCGAAATCGTTCACCCAGGAACAGGTCGACCAGATCGTCGAGAAAAGACTGGCCAAGGAGCGCGGCAAGTACAAGGACTACGACGAGCTCAAATCCAAGGCCATGAAACTCGACGAGATGGAGAACGCCGGCAAGAGCGAGCTTGACAAGCTCAAGGAATCGAACGCCGCCCTGCGCAAGCAGATCGACGACGCCGCGGCCGAGAAGCAGCACGCCGAATGGGTGTCCGAAGTCGCCAAAGACAAGGGCGTCCCGGCCGAACTGCTCCGCGGAAGCACCAAGGACGAGCTCGAAGCGCACGCGGACCTCCTGCAAGCGGCACTGCACCCGGCATCCAAGCCGCCGCAGGTGAGGAACCAGACGGGCTCTCCGTCACATCAGAACAACAGCAAGGACGCCGAAGAGCTCTCGTACATCCACCAGCTCCTCGGCAGATAACCCAACCGACCGAAAGGACAAGCCATCATGGCGATGAAAACAGACCAGATCAAGCTCCCCGTGAGCGTGGCCACCGAAATCGTGAACAAGGCCAAGGACACCAGCACCATCGCGTCCCTGAGCCCCAGCACGCCGCAGATCTTCTCCGACGCCGACTACCTCGTGTTCAACGGCAAGAGCGAGGCCGAGGTCGTGGCCGAGGGCGCGGTCAAGAGCAGCTACGAGCAGACCGTGGATTCCGTCGTGGCGAAACGCTTCAAGGTGCAGACCACCACCCGCGTCACCAGCGAACTCCAGTGGGCGGACGAGGACAACCAGCTGCAGATCATCCGCAGCATCCAAGCGGATCAGGCAGCCGCTTTGGGTCGTGCGCTCGACTACGTGATCTACCATGCGATCAACCCGAAGACCGGCGCCGCGCTCTCCGGATTCAACCCGTTGAGCACGTCCGCCGTGCAGGTGACCGCCGGCGATGACGACATCAGCAACGTGGATGCCTTGGCCGACGCGCTGAACGACTCCTACGACATCAACGGCGTGGCATTGTCCAAGACATGGGCGTCACGCCTGCGCAAGCTGCGCGTGCCCTCCACCGGCATGCGCTTCTACCCGGAGATCCCGCTGAACCTGCAGGCCGGCAGTCTGGACGGCATCACAGCCGCCACCAGCGGCACCGTCAACGGGCGACTGGCCACGACCCCGACGAAGGTGCTCGCGTTCATGGGAGATTTCAGCCTCATCAAATGGGGCATGGTCCGCGACCTGACCAGCGAGATCATCGCCTACGGCGACCCGGACCAGACCGGCGTCGACCTGAAGGCGCACAACCAGATCGCATACCGCACCGAGGCGATGTACGCGTTCGCCGTCATCGACCCGCACGCGTTCGCCGTGCTCAAAACTAAGTGAGGTGAACTATGAGTTTTCCCATCCAGACGCTTGTTGTCAACCCTGCAGGCGAGGGAAAGCACACTGTCGGCCCATTGGACGCGCAGGTGCGACTCGTCAACACTGACGGCACTGCCTTCCAAGGAACCGAACGGCACACTTTCAGAGAGGCGATTGGCAGCATTAACAGCGAAGTAGCCGAGACAACAGCGGCAAACCCGAGCAAAGACGAGTTCAACAAGCTCGTCGCGGTCTGCAACGCGTTGTCGGAGCAGTTCAACAGCCTTGTCCATGGACTCGCGGAAAGCGGACTTATCAAGCTTACGGACAAGAAGTGACCATGACGGACGAACCCGACGTGTTCGCCACCTCCTTCGACCTCGAACAGAGGTGGCACAAGCTCACCGACGAGGAACGCGAGAAGGCCGACACGCATCTCATGGACGTGACCGACTACATCAAGGAACGCTCCCCGAACTGGCAACGTCTCCAAAAAGAACGGCCACGCCTCCTGGCGAAGATCACCTGCGACATCGTCCGCAGGATCATGCAGGCCGACCCGTACGGCATCCCCGGCGGCGTCACCCAGATGAACCAGACCACCGGCAGCTTCAGCGAACAATACAGTTTCGGAGCACCAACCGGCGACCTGTGGCTGCGCGACGACGAGAAACGCATCCTCGGCATCAACGCGCAACGCGCGTTCAGCGTCGACATGACCACAGGCGAGGTGTCCTAATGGAAACCATCGAAGTATGGCGCGGCCAACCCACGACAGACACGGACGGCAACCCCATCCAAGGCAAGCCAGTCCGAATCGGCACATTCCAGGCGGTGGTCGCCCCAACCTCCACCACCGACCAGACCGAGGAAAACGCCAATCCACAGACCATCGAATACACGATACACATCCGCGGCAGCCAGCCATCCGGCATCCAGGCCTCTGACCTGATCGAAGTCAGAGGCCTACTCCTGCCCGTCAAAGGCGTCCCACAGGTGTGGAGCAACGTCCGCGGACGGCACGTCGGCGACGTGGTTACCGTGGGCGAGCGGAAAGGATAGGCCATGGCCAAACGATGCAGATTCGTGTTCAACCGCAAGGCATTCGGCCAACAGGTGCTGAAGAACGAGACGCTACGTGACCGCATGCGCGACGCCGCCAACGAGGCCGTCACCGACAGCCGCTGCATGGTGCGCGACCATAACGGCGCGAACCGAAACGGCGTGGCCATCCTCTGCCCCGCACCCGTGGAGAAGGCGCACGGCACATTGGAGGACACGCTCGGGAGGATGCGCGTATGAGCATCCCCGTCACTCCACGGCGCACGGAGCCGCTGCTCCTGCCCAGGCTGCGGGAGCTGTTTCCGGACGTGACGTTCGACACCATCGAACGATCCGACCTCGAACCGCCTTTCACGGAAGCCACATTGGCCGACTCCATGCAGGGCATGAGCACTCCCATCTCCCAGTACGTGCGACTGCGGCTGGGCGTGCGCTGCATGAAAGAGGATCATACGGGCGACTGGGACAAGGCCGCCCGCCTGTGGGCCAGCATCGCAAGGGAGATCATCAGGCTCGGAACCGTCGCGCCGCTCATCGACGCGTCACTGGAATCCGGACCGGTACGCATGACGGACGAGGACAAGAGACTGGTGTGCGCGTACGGCGTGCTTCTACTCGAGGTATCCGTCGCCTGAACTGAAAACACAAGAAAAGACAAGCAAAGACGTGCCGCCACACGCAGAACGGAAGCGAGGTGCAGACAGGAATGTCTGACAGCAACGAAGAACCCATCGCCGTCGAACAGGCGGCAACCGAAACCAGCCTGCAGGACGGGCGCGGATCGACCGACTATGGGTACGTGTCCAACGGCAATACCGCCGGCAACGTGCGCCTGATCAAGAACTACGCGCTGTTCCTGTTCCCCAAGGCCGACAGCACGTTCACGGAACCGACCGGCGTGAACTGGACGCCGCCGGCCAGCAAGAAACCGATCGGCTATTCCACCGAGGACGGCGCCGTCCTGCATCCGGAGCCGGGCGACAGCACCGACTACAAGGCGCACAACGGTGACATCGTCCTGTCCGACACTGATCCGGGCTACTGGACACTCCAGCTCGCCGCGATGGAGGGACGCAAGGACGTGGTGTCCGCCTACTTCGACGTGGACGTGGAATCCGACGGCGGCATCAGCATCAAGGGAGCCGGCCTGAAGAAGGAATGGATCCTCGTATTGGTCGCGCTCGACCAGCGGGACCGCCCCTTCCTCCTGTACGGCACCAACGCGAAGGTATCCGACCGTGACGACGTGAGCCTGAAGTCCAGCGAGCTGATGAGCTTCAGCATGACGTTCAAGATGCTCAAGGGCACTAACGGCGAACAGTTCCACGCGTGGGGCCTCGTCACCGAAGACGTCAAGTGACCCATTGATTCTTCCCGTGCGGCCGATGGCGGTCGGCCGCACGGGACCATTACCCATAACCGCCGATAACCATGAAATGGAGACGAAATGAGCGACAACACCTACCATATTGTGGACGTGGACCTTACCGACGCGGAGGAGCTCAAGCCCGACGTGCACCTCGAGGTCGCCGGAGCGAAACTCGACCTGCCGAACCTCAACAACGCGGAACTGCCCATCGAACTCGTACAGGCCATCCTCCTGATCAAGAGCAGGCCGACGCTCTCCGACGAGGAGACCAGCGCGTGCATGGCCACGTTCCTCGCGTACTTCCAGGCGATGAAGCCGAACTTCTGGAACGTGCTGCGCAAGACGAAACGTCCGATCGCCTACCTCATCGCCACGGTGAAGGCGTGGGCCGACGAATCCGGACTGGACCCAAAAGCGTTTACCTCGCCCACCTCTGGAACAACAATCGCGCGGCGTTAGCCTACGACTGGATACGCGCGTACGGGCAGATCTACAGGCCCGCACGCTTCCAGGAATGGATCGCGGGAGCCCGCCCGCGAACCGACTGGGGACTCGCATGGGCATTGACCCGCGAAATCCTCAAAGACCACACGAGCCACTCGTGGATGGCGTTGCAGAACGCCGTCTACGTGCCCGACGGAGCCGAACAGGCCGCATGGCTGAACGCTCCTGAGCAAAAGAAACGACCATGGCTCGACCACGGGCACGATCCCCTCCGCCAGCCGACACCGACGCACAGCCTCACCCGTCGGCAGCGCGAGGACAGGGAACGGCTCAAAGCCTACTTCCACATCAACGACGACCTATGATCCCGACCGCCATCGGAATCCCGACACGCAGCAAGGAACACGATGGCAGCACAGGACATCGGCGTCGCATACGTCCACGTCGAACCATCCGGCAAAGGATTCGGCAAAAGCATCGAAGGCGACATCGGCGACGCCGTCAACAACGCCTCCAAGCAAAGCTCCAACACCCTCATCTCGAAAATCGGCGGCGCGTTCGGCAAAGTCGGCAAAGTCGGCATCGGTGCGATCGCCACCATCACCGGAGGCATCACAGCCCTCGCGGCCAAAGGCGGCTTCACCCGCGCGCTCAACATCGAGAACGCGCAGGCCAAACTCAAAGGCCTCGGCCACGACAGCGCAAGCGTCACCGAAATCATGAACGACGCGCTCGCATCCGTCAAGGGCACCGCGTTCGGACTGGGCGACGCCGCGACCGTCGCAGCCAGCCTGTCCGCCTCCGGCGTCAAGGAGGGCGGCGAGCTCACCAAGGTCCTGAAGACGGTGGCGGACACGGCGCAGATCTCGGGGCGCAGCCTGACCGACATCGGCACGATCTTCGGATCGGTGGCCGCGCGCGGCAAGCTGCAGGGCGACGACATGCTCCAGTTGATGAGCTCGGGCGTGCCCGTGCTCCAATTGCTCGCCACCCACTTGGGCAAGACCAGCGCCGAAGTGTCCGGCATGGTGTCCAAGGGCAAGATCGACTTCCAGACATTCGCCGACGCCATGCAGGAAGGACTCGGCGGAGCAGCGCTGGCAGCCGGAGACACGTTCCAGGGCGCGCTGGCCAACGTGAAGGCCGCGCTCGGACGCCTGGGCGAAGGCCCCGGCAAGATCGCGCTCGAATCACTGCGCAAGGCGTTCAACGCCGCCATCCCCGCCATCGACGCGTTGAGCAGCCAACTCACCCCGTTCCTCGACAAGCTCAACGGCCAGCTCGGCCCCTACATCGACAAGGCCATCGGTCTGATCGAACGGTTCTCGGCCGGTCTGCAGGACGGCAGCATCACCATCCAGGACATCGCCGGCCAGATCGGTACGCTCGCCGGCGCGTTCGCCGTATTCACCGGAGTCGGCGGCAACATCGATTCCATCACCGGCTTCTTCGACCTGCTCGGCACCGCCGGAGACCGTGGCGTCACACAGCTTACCAGCAAGGTCAAAAGCCTGCCGGACGGCATCAAATCCGTGTTCTCCGCATTCATGTCGGACGGGGCCACCATGGCCGAGGACCTCGCCTTCCCGTTCCAATTGGCCGGGGAGAAGATCTCGGGCAGCAAGATTGGGCAGAAGATCGCATCCCTCGGATCGGGCATCTCAGACGGCGTCGGCAAGATCACCTCGACGCTCAAAAGCAAGCTTGTGTCCGGGTTCGCGTCAGCCGCGTTCTCGCTCGAGAATAATCCCGTGGTCATCGGGCTCCAGTCGTTCGGAGGCAAGCTCGGAGGCATCGCATCCGGCGTCGCGGGCAAGGCGAAGGCCGCGCTCGGGCCCATCGGAGACGCCTTCGGCGGCATCGCCGGCGTCGTCGGGCCAAGGCTGCAGTCCGGCCTGAACGCGGTCGGCGGCCTGATCACGAGCTTCTTCAGCCCGGGCAACTTCATCAAGCTCCTCGGCATCGGCGCCATCATCGCCGCACTGGTCGCGGGACTCGGCATGCTCGACCAGAGCATGCAGGGGCAGCTGTTCGCCATGATCGGCCGGTTGGGCGCGCAACTGCCGGGCATGCTGCAGAACCTGAGCATGCAGATCGCCGCGAACCTGCCGCAGATGATCGCGCAGGGCGCGGCCATCCTGACCGCGCTGATGGGCACGATCAGCGCGAATGCGCCCAAGCTGTTGTCCACGGCGGCGCTGCTGATCACCACGCTCGTGCAGGGGCTTGGACAGGCGCTGCCGAGCCTCCTGCCCGCAGCCGTGCAGATGATAACCTCTCTGATCACGGCGCTCATAGCGCAGGCTCCCATGCTCATCGAGGGCGGCATGCAGCTCCTGCAGGGACTCGTGCAGGGCATCACGGCCGCACTGCCCATGCTCGGCGAACAGATCCCCCTGCTGGTCCAGACGATCATGACGGCCTTGGTCGCCGCCCTGCCGCAGCTCATGCAATCCGGCATGCAGGTCGTCACCAGCCTCATCCAAGGCCTGGTCGCGGCGATGCCCACGCTGGCGGCCATGATCCCGCAGGTCGTCATGACCATCGTGGACACGCTGCTGGCCAACCTGCCCGGCATCGTCAGCACCGGCGTGCGACTGCTCGCGTCGCTCGCCAACGGGCTCGTCAACGCGATCCCCCAATTGGTCGGGCGCATCCCCGCGATCATCGCCGCGCTCGTGGGAGGCATCGCCTCGCGCCTGCCCCAGATCATCCAATCCGGCGTGCAGATCATCATCACGCTGGCCGGAGGACTCGTGCAGGCCATCCCGCAGCTGGTAGCCAAGATCCCGGCGATCTTCAGCAGCCTCGTGTCCGGGTTCCTCTCGCAGGATTGGGGCAAGATCGGCTTGGACATCATCACCGGCATAGCGAAAGGCATCGCGGGAGCGGCCGGCAAGCTCGTCGACGCGGCCGTCGACGCCGCCAAAAACGCGCTCAACTGGGTCAAGAACAAGCTCGGCATCGGCTCCCCGTCCAAGGTGTTCCGCGACGAGGTGGGCCGGTGGATCCCCGCCGGCATGGCCGTCGGCATCGACCGCAACGAGGGTACGGTCTCCAAGGCGGCCACCAACCTCGCCAAGGGCGCGCTCGCGCCGATGCTCGGCGTGCCCGACCAGTACAGGGCGCTGATGGACGAGGCCGCCGGCACCCTGACCGAGGCAAGCATGAGCGTCAACGCCATGGGTCCCGACCATCGCAACGGGTACTCGGCCGACGCGCCGCGCACGGAACAGCAGGAGTTCGCCGCGCTGAAAGGCCTGCTCGAATCCATCGACCAGCGGCTCAGGAACCTTTCGGACGCGCTGCCGGGCATCATCAGCGACTACACGCCGAAGCTCACCATGCGCGAGCTCGCCAGGCTCACCTGACAAGGAGGCATGTTGGAGACTATCGAATACACTGCCGGCAATGGCGAGAGCATCGGATTCGAGGGCCCCCTGTACGGGGAGACCATGCCCGGCCTGCGTGGCCGCGCATGGGATTACAGCCTCGCCTCGCGTGGCCTGACCGGCGTCACCCGCAAGACACGCGAAACGAACGTCACGGTGAGGATCCATGATTCGCCGGCCACGCTCGACCTGCTGCGCCGTCTCGCCGACGTCGACATGGCAGCCGGCACGCCCGGCACGCTCATCGCCGACGGCGAATGGGAGACCAGGGCGTGGATCCCGAAAAGCGAGCCGCAGACCATCACGCCCACGATGGTCGAGACGCAGCTTGCCGTCGTGCTCCTGGACGGCGTGTGGCGGAGGGAGACCACCACGCATCACGATCCGCGAACCGACGCCGGCAGCGGACTTGACTACCCGCACGACTATCCGCACGACTACGGCGGCATGAGCATTCTGGACACCGTGGCCAACACGAGCGGCATGCCGCAGCCGATACGCCTCACGATCTTCGGCCCATGCGTCAACCCGTACGTCATCATCGGCCCCAACCGGTACGAGGTCGACGCGACCATTCCGGCCGGCAGCAGACTCGAAATCGACGGCACCGCTGACGCCAGGACCGTCATCATGATCTCCGACACCGGCCTGCGCACGAACCTCTTCGCCAAGGCCGTGCGCGGCACCGGACGCGGATCCGGCACCTACATCTTCGAACCGCTTCCCCCCGGCACGAGCACGATCAGCTGGGCTGGCGGATTCGAATTCGACCTGACAGCCATCGAAGAGAGGAGCGAACCGCCATGGACCTGATCGTCACCGACACGAACGGCACGCCGTCCGGCTCGTACGCCTCATGGACGCTCGACCTGGCATACGGGTCGGGGGAGAACGACTTCGACCTCCAATGCCCGGCACGCCTGAAACCAGGCTGCCGGTGGTGGGTCGACGGGACAGGCTGGGGCGGCATCGTCGACGACGTGAAGACCAGCGTCACCGGCGGCGAGGGCGAGCTCACCTACCACGGTCGCGACTGGCACGGCCTGCTCGCCTCGAAGATCCTCGAACCCGACAAGGGCAAGGACTACCTGACCATGAGCGGCACGATCGGCACGCTCCTGCGCACCGTCATCTCCCGTATCGGGCTGCAGGACATCATCACCGTCACGGAAGGCGCGTCCAAAAACGCAAACTGGCGGTTCGACCGGTACTGCGACGCGTGGAGCGGCCTGTCCAAGATGCTGCGCGCATCAGGACTGCGGCTGCGCATCACCGCAGCGCAGAACGGCGTGACAGTCGACGCGCCGCCGATCACGGCCGCCGGCGACCTCATCGACTCCGACCTCATCGACTTCGACGCGACCCTCGCCTCGCATCCGATCAACCACCTGATCTGCCTCGGCAAGGGCGAACTCAAGGACAGGATCGTCGTCCACTGGTACGCCGACCAGCAAGGCACGCTCAGCCACACGCAGACCATCAAAGGCGCGGACGAGCGCGCAAGCGTCTACGAGCTCAGCAACGCCGACGCCGCCGAACTCGAGACCAAAGGCAAGACAAAGCTCCAGGAGCTGCGAGATACAGGCAGCATCGACGTGGACGTTACCGGCAGCATCGACCTCGACGTGGGCGACACCGTGACCGGCCGCGACAACACCACCGGCATCAGGGTCACCGCCGAGATCACCAAGAAGATCATCAAAGTCAAGGACGGCATCCCGACCGTAACCTACGAGGCGACCACCGCGTCCACGGAATCGACCGGCGAGACCGGCGGCGGTGGATCAAGCTCCGGAGACGGCCACGCCTACTACGCCGGCAGCGGCCTCACCCTCTCCAACTGGACGTTCAGCGCCGATGTGACCGCCGCCGACCTCGAAACGGTCCGCAGAACCGCCACCGAAGCCAACAAGGCCGCAAGCGACGCCGCGGCCGAAATCGGAGGCGCCAGAGACCTCGCCAAACAGGCCGGCGTAAAAGCCGACACGGCCACCACCACGGCGCAGAACGCGTTGGCCGCGGCGCAGGCGCGAATCTTGGACATCACTGCGTCGGCTCCAGTCACAGTGACCCGCACCGACGAGACGGCTGCCATCACCGTCGCACAGGCCACATCATCGGCGGACGGGCTCATGGCCGCCGCAGACAAGAAGAAGCTCGATGGCATCCAGCCCGCCGCGAACAAGTACACGCTGCCAGTGGCATCCACCGCCACCCTCGGCGGCGTCAAACCCGATGGCAGGACCATCACCATCGGACCGGACGGCACCATCACCGCACAATCCAGCGCGACAGTGGCATCCTTCCTCGCCGCACACCCAATCGGCTCGCTCTACTGGTGCGTCGCCGGCAACCCCAACGACCATGGCGGCACATGGAAGGAAATCCACACCATCATCGGCGGACACGTCTGGCAAAGACTCGCCTGAAAGGAACAGCATGGCAAAAACCACGAACATCACCAAATACACATGCGACCGCTGCCACGACAGCGCATACCTCACCGAAGGGGATCCGCGCACGTCGAGCGACTGGCACCAGATCAAACACACCACCGCGGACGGAGTGACGCAGGAGGCGCTGGCATGCACCTCATGCCAGCAGGAATTCAAGAAACTCGCCGCCACGCAGGACGCGGCCTACACGGCATGGCTTACCAAGGGAAAGGACTGACATGACCACCACGCTCATCACAGGCAAGGGCGGCACACCGCACATCACCAGCGGCGACATGGGCGCCATGCAGGCCGGCATCATCGGCAACGGCAGCTACCTGCTGCAGGGCAGCGACGGCACTTTCCCCACGGTGACCATGCAGGATGCGAATCACGCGCTGATCCCCGTCCTCAACCTCGTGGTCGAAGGACGATACGCGCGCGTCACCGAGGCCGAGACCGCGACCATCGAAAGCGGCATGAGCGGCCAGAACCGCAACGACCTCGTCTGCCTCAAATACACACGGAACAACCAGAACATCGAGGCCGCCGCCATCGCCGTGCTCAAAGGCACGCCAAACACCAGTACGGCCGCCGACCCGACCGTCCCGTCGGGCAGCATCCACTCGGCCTCCGGCACGGCGTGGATCCCGATCGCCCGCATCCCGATCAGAGGGATCACGCCCGACACGCCGGTCATGCTCATCAAACAGCTGCCTCCCATGTCGACGCTGTGGGATTCCGTAACCCAGACATGGAAGCCTCCATACACGAACGACAGCCTCACTCTGTGTCGCGTCGGACGCGTCGTCACGATCAACGGCAACGTCAAGTTCACCGGCAGTGGACAGCAGAACTACTCGACGGCGTCGGAGACCATCCCAGAAGCGTTCCGCCCGCTCGCCGACATGAGCATCATCGCGTTCCCATCCTGCGGTTTCGGCCTGCTTGTCATGCGCGACGGGAAGGTGCAGATGCTTGGCGACCCGAAATTCGCCTACTCCACGGCGCACGGCTGTTGGATGGCGTCCTAGACGAATTCCACACCATCGGGCACCGGAATGATCTTCGAGAAGCATTGGACGATATCGGACGAGCCCACGCCTCCGATAATCGTCACCGACCCGTCGGTGTTCCACCTCGCCTGTTTGCCATACGCGGCGCCGGTCACGTTCGCGACGCACCCAAGACTGATCGTCTTGGAGGGCTTCACGCCCGCTTTGAACAGCCAGACGGGGTAATCGCCGACTTTCACGGTGCTTCGGAACGAAGACAGGTCCACGAAAATCAGTCCGTCTTTGACCGTGATGGTGTTCGAAGCGCCATAAGCAGACGGAACGAATGATGAGACGTCCTGCCATTTCAGTCGGCATGTCTGGGTTACGGAAAGCTATCTTCATGGGATCGGATAGCAGAGCGAGCCCACGCAACCCTGATTGCTGCCCGCAGCTCCCATGTTCACGCATCGGATGATTCCTTCGGGTTTGACGATGAGCATTCTCGCCGTCTGCCCGTTCGACACGCACACCATTCCATTGACCTCGATAGGCGGCCGTAGTTCGGCGGGCAGCACGTATTCGCATTGCACTGAATCCCAACTGCCATTACCGATATGGCCGGAGTATTTGACCAGCATCATCATGCCGGTACGGATGACCGTGAAGCCCTTCGCGTTATACAGGGTTACGGAAAGCTATTTCACCTGCCAGCAGCCGCAGACGCGGAAATAATATCCGCTGTGCATACTGCCGCTGATCGTGACCTTGCCGCCAGAGTCGAAGGACAAGGCTCCATGCTGCCCGTTCACACCTTCCAGCAGTATCGCGCCTTCATCTTCCGGCAGGAAACCGGCTTCCATCGTCTCATGCACAATCTGGCCGTTGGAATTGATGTCGGATGTGAAGGACGTATTCCCAAAAGCGAAAGCCATCATGCCGACTTTGGCGAGACGTACCGTCATGCCGTAAGGCCCATGCCAGATCTGCCGTTCAAGGGTTACGGAATCCCTTACCGCATGATTGCCTTCTCCCACAGCTTCTGCGCGTCCTTGAGCACTGTCACGTCCGGCCGCAGGTAATAGCGGGCCGTGGTCTCGATGCTCGAATGTCCCAGAGCGCGGCTCACGACGGCCACATCCACTCCGGCAGTCAAAGCGCTCGTCGCCCACGAGTGACGCAGGTTCTCCCTGGGCACGAAAGGGAGCCGCTGTTCACGGCACCATCGCCTGTAGCGGCGGTCCACCTGCCCGGGATTCAGGCCGCCGACAAGCCTGCCAGACCCGCCGTGGCGGATCAGCCGCAGACGAAGCACCGCGAACCTTGGGAGCGCGAGCTCCCTGGCCGACAGATCGGTCTTCGGCTCGACAACGACCTCGTGGCCGGATACCCATTGCACACCGCGCCGGATCCGCACCAGTCCACCGCGCAGGTCGATGTCCGACCATTCGAGGCCGAGCGCCTCCTCAGGCCTGAGCCCCAGCGTTGCACTGCAGATGAGCCATGCCTCGAGCTCATGTCCCCAGAAGCCGCGCAGCAGTGCAGCGATCTGCCGTGCGTCGAGCACGCGTGGCTGGTGATCCGTCCTCTTCGGTCCCATGACGCGCGTGGTCACGTCCACACTGCTCACGCCCCACCTGAATGCCTTGCGGAGCATGGTGCGGAGAACGCCCCATGCCTTCCGCGCCGCGCCGCGCGGTATGCCGGCCATCCACGTCTCGATCATGCCGGCAGTGAGCGAATCGATCTCAAGCCCGCCGAAAGCGTCCACGATATGGCATCGCCACGCGCTCTCATATCCGACCATGGTGCATTCCCTCAGATTCGCGCATGACGGCAGCCACACCTCGTCATGGAAAACGGACAACAGCATCTTTTAACCTCCAAAATCCCACACGCCACAGCGGCCTGTCCGCAATGGTCGGCGTGTGGGATTCCAAGCCTAGAAAAGAGGCCCGCATGCAACTGCTTGACCAGATCGTCGCATGGCTCGTGCCCGCCATGTGCGGCGGCGCGGTCACGCTCGCCGCGGTGGCGTGGCGGTACGGGCGTGCGATGATCCACGGGCTGCGTGTCCTGCTTCGCGCGGAGATCATCCGCATCCATCGCGAATACGTGCAGTCCGGCCGACCGATACCCGTCGAGGTGATGGACGAGGCCGACGACGCGTACGACGCGTACAGCGCGCTCGGCGGCAACGGTACGGGAACGAAGATGCACGACGAGATCATGGCCGCGCACAACGGCCCGAGAAAGGAGAAGCCATGACAATGGTGCATTTCCACCTGACCGACGCCGAGGGGCGCGGTCTGGACGGCAGCGTGAGCCTCGTGCCCACGAGGCGCGTCACGGTCGCCGATGCTATCCGTCTGCCGGTCGCGCAGACCGTCAAGCTCACGGCGGGCGAGGCCACGGCGGAGGTGATGCCCTCGACGACCCAGTGGGCGTGGAGGGCGTCTGAGCTCGTGGCGAGCGGAATCGTGCGATACGTCGAGGTGCCCGACAAGGAGTCGGCGGAATACTCGGAGCTGGCGGACGTGGATCCCAAGACCCTGGACCAATCCTCGGAGACCGTGGCCGCGTGGGAGCTCGTCACGCGTGCCGCGCAGGGCGTGCTCGACCGGATCGGCACGATCGACGACAAGGTGCAGTCAGCCGCGGCTTCGGCCGCTGCGGCGAAGGCTTCGGAAACGGTGGCCAGTCAGGAAAGCGCGAAGGCCGCCGCTGCGGCAGGCAAGGCGCAATCCTCCCAGTCCGAGGCAGCCAAAAGCGCACAGGTGGCGCACGAGTCGGAGACCACGGCCAATGGTCTGATCGGCGAGGCGAAGACCATCGCCGGTCAGCTCACCGAAACCGCCGGACAGGTCAAGCAGGATGCGGCCACGGCATCCCGGGCGGCGCAGACCGCCACCGTCAAGGCCGATGCCGCCGCTGCCGCCCGGGATAGAGCGGAAACGGCGGGGCAGGCTGCGGCGGCGGCCATGCAGACGGCTCAGGCCAAGGCGGATGCGGCTGGCGTGAGCGCCGGCAAGGCGCAGGTTTCCGAGGCTGCGGCAGCGAAGTCGGCCGAGAGAGCGGCGCAGTCGCAGTCGGCGGCATCGGCATCCGAGAGCGCGGCGGCACGGTCGGCGACGGCGGCATCCGATTCGGCGGCGAAGGCAAAAGACAGCGAGACCGCGGCCAAGGCCAGCGCGGCCAGCGCTGCGGCGGACGCCGAATCAGCCGATGCTTCCGCCAGCACGGCCGCCGGCAAAGCGCATGATGCGGCCACGTCGGCCGATAAGGCCAAGGCCAGCGAGACCGCGGCGAAGACGTCTGAGATGGCCAGCGCGGAGCATGCCGATACCGCTTCCGCCGCCGCCGGCGAAGCCGCAAAGACCCTTGAGCAATTGCGCAAGTGGTTCCCCGCGGCCACGATGCGGACGGACCTGTGGATGGAGCCCGTGGACTTCGCCGTGGCCGGCCCGTATGAGATTCCCGGCCAGCCGGCCATCAGGCTCAAACCGGTGGCCGTGTATTTGGACGGGCACACGTCGGACGTGGACGCGTCCATGGCGTCACGGGACGCCGCGGTTGCCACGTTGGATGGCCAGACCTTGACGTGGGTGAGCAATGCGACCACGCTCTCGGCCGCGCTCAAATCGGACGGCTATCAGCCGGCGGAAGTCACCATCAAGGCCGGTGGCACCACTGTCACCAAGCACGTATACCTTCAGGCCGACCAGCCGGACGGAGTGGTCGGCGACCTGTGGGTGCGCACCGAAAAACTCCACAATGGACTGCGGTATTACACCGGCGCGTACGGTACGGCCGCCGCGGACGCCAATTCGATGTTCTTCCTCGTGGACAGGCCGCGCGAAATCTGGCGGAAAACCATAGACGGCTGGACACTATTGACCGGAAAGGAATTGTCGTGAGACGGACGAATCTGTGCACAAAACCCGCTGAGACACTTGATGGATTGGCCGGCGATCCGTCCAATTGGAGGGACTTCGTAAACGGAACCGGAATGTCTTTGCAGCCGGGACGGTACGTCGCCTCATGCAATGTCACGGAGCGCGGAAGCAAAAACGCGGTGATCCAATACTGGGATGATGCTCATCACTTGCAGTTGGGTAGCGTCTGGAATGCCGTCATCGGCGTCAACGTGATACGGTTTGACGTTCAGACCGCTTCCGACAAATGTGCTTTTTCCGTCTGCGGCTGCAGGGCCACGGACTTCCTTGTCGAACGTGCCGACACGCATGCTCTTGCTTCGGGGGGGGGGTGGGCTCCCGGCCTTCTTCGCCGCAGGCACCGCGCCGTACTGAGCTTGAGGCGGGTGGCCGCATGAGGATCCGGAATCTCTACGATCCGCCGACGATGGATGACCGTGCTCCGGTCACTCCGTGGGCTCCTAGTGGTATAACCGCCTCATCGAAGACCACCGACGAGGGCTGTGAGATAACCGTCACCGGCAAAGGATTGTGCTGGTTGTATCCGCCAGAACCATGTCCTGATGGACTGGCGAACGTCGTGTGGCAGAAAAAGGACGGCTCGTATCTCGTGGGCATCGAGAACACGACTGTGCCGATACCTGAGGGCGTGACGGTGCTTACCCGCCTGTGTGGTTTCAATGACCGTTCACTCGTGACCCTGCTGCAGAATGCTGGCCTGCCGCTGGTGTTCGCCGCCACCGACCACCCGTATTAGACAAACCACAGCCGCCCTACGGGGCGGCTTTTCTTTAAGGAGATGTAATGTGCTGCAGAATTTTCTAGCCGGTTTCGGCGGTGTGGGCGGCGCGTGCGCCCTCATCACCCTCGGCCTCAAGCTCTGGCCGGGCGCTTTGGACGCGTTGGCGACCGGCCTGTACGCGCATGTGCGGCCCGAACGCCTGCCGTACGATTCGCCGCTCTCGCAGCATTTCGCCAAGACCCGGCAGCTTGGCGAACGCACCGCGAAATTCGACGTCCGTATGGATGAGCTATGCAGGGACACGATCAAGAACACGATCATCAGCCTGATCTACGGCGACCAGTCGCACGACCACAGCGAGGCCGTCCGGTACGAGCTCGACAAGCTTGAAAAACTCGACGCGCAATGCTGGATCGTCAACGCCGCCGAAAAATACTTGGAGGACCGGCAGTGAGCGGCCCCGTCGCGTTGGGCGCGTATCTCGTCCTCCTCGCGCTCATCATCGTGTTCCATCATGGTGCGCGCAGGCATTGATTTTCACACTGGTTTTCAAAGCCATCCCATTCCGGGATGGCTTTTCTATTGCCCCGTGAGGGGGCGGAAGGGAGAACGTCATGACGATGCCGGCCACGATGTTCGGCGTCACCTACGCGGACGCCCATCTGGGCGTCCGCCTCTATAAAACCTACTGACCTAAGTCCCACACCCGTGGGGCTTCTTTTGTAAGGAGAACCATTATGGCAAACACCACCGGCGTGGCCGACCACAAGGCCACCGGCCCGGCGATTCCCGGCCTGACCGTGGAACGCACCAAGGCGATCATCCTGCTCATCGTCCAATTATTCAGCGTCGCGCAGACCGGCCTGAGCATCGCCGGCATCAGCCAGCTCCCGTTCACCACCGATCAGGTGAGCACGGCGATCACCGGCGTCATCGCCGTCATCGCATCCGTGTACGCGTGGTGGCGCAACAACAACCTGACCGGTGCCGCCGTGCAGGGACAGCAGCTCACCAACGCGATCAAAGCCAACATCATCGCCACCGACACCGACGCCACGACCGGGACAGCTCAGGCGGCCTACGCGGTGTCCGACTCCAAGGGAGCCGACGCGACCGCTGACGTGGCACCCATCGAGGAGGTGTCCTATGGCGACGGCGAGTGAAGTCCTGCGCATCGCGGCGGGCGAAATCGGCTATTCCCGTTGGACCGACCCGCAGCCGGGCACGAAGTACGGGCGCTGGTACGCCCAATCCCACGGCTCCTACTATGGCGCATCGGGCGTCCCGTTCTGCGCGATGTTCGTCAGCTGGGTCATGAGCCGTGCCGGCCAAGCGTTCCCGGGACTGCCCGCCGCCTACGTGCCATACGTGCTCAGCGCGGGACGCTCCCGCGCGGTCAGCACGCGCAGCGCCAAACCCGGCGACATCGTGATATTCAACTGGGACGGCGGCGTGGTGGACCACATCGGCTTCGTGGAAGCCAACCACGGCTCGTACATCCAGACCATCGAGGGCAACACCCTCAACGGGCGGGTCGCCCGCCGCACCCGCGCGTGGGGCGTGGTCGCCGCGATCCTGCGCCCCGCCTACACCTCCCCCTCCACGGGCGGGGCCTCCGCCGGCGCGTCCGGCATGCTCGCCGTTGACGGCAATGTCGGACCCGCGACCGTGCGCCGTTGGCAGCAGGTGATGGGCACTACGGTTGATGGCATCATCAGCGGCCAGGTCGTACCGGACGGACGCACCTACTGGCGTCCTGCCATCGATTCGAGCGTGGTCCGCTACGGCGCCGGCGGCAGTGATCTGATCCGCGCCGTGCAGCGT